TGTCCGGTCTTCTTGCTCGTCCGAGTCAAGGGGTATAAACCCACCCTTTCGGAAGCGTAACAGCGCTTGCGATGTGGTGTCAACGTAGTCGTCGTTCTCGCCGTTGGGGAACGATGCAACTTCCTCAATCACCTCACGGGCCCAGCGCGTGTCTGGAGCCCAGACCGTACCCGACGCAAAAAGGTCAGACACAGCGTTCAGCCGCACAATTTTATCGTTACCCCGGCTTGGGCTGAACTCCTCGACCGGGATGCCGGTGGCCCGCAGCTCTTGGATCAGGGGTGCACCAGCGGCTTTCTTCTCCACAATGAACGCGTCGGGCGACCACTCCTTGTAGTGTTTGAGCGCAATGGCCTTGAGCTCGGGGAACGCCATCCGGTCTTTGAACGCGTCAAGCAGGATCACCTGCGCCTTGTCGCCCTCTTCCTCGTTGTAGAACACCCCCCACGTTGTGCACGCGGAATAGTCGGCCGTGGTCTTGGTCTCAAAGGCCGTGTCCCAGCTCTGGATGATGTAGTCGCACCTTGGCGGCTCGTCGCCCAGCCATATACGCCAAGACTTGCGCGAGATGATGGCCGCACTGTTGCTGGTGGGCTGCTGCATGTACTGGGCGTTCCAGTACTGGGGGTCAATGCTGGCTTTTGTCGCCTTCAGCGTGGCCAGTGGCCACTGCTCGGGCCAGAGCGACTTCTCGTTCTCGGTGCCCTCGTTCAAAATGGCCGGAAGCTCCACGATCTCCCACGGCTCAGCGTCGGGGTTCTTGGCTTGGTAGTCAATCAGGCGTCCAGTCAGGTCGAGCTTGCCCCAGCGTGTCATCACGATGATGATCGCTCCGCCCGGCATCAGTCGCTGGAGCGGTCCCGTCTGGAACCAAGACCATGCAGTGTCGAAAGCCAGCCGTGAGTTGGCCTTAACGTCCTGCTCCGAGTGAGGATCGTCAATAACAAACAGGTCAGCACCACGACCAGCAAGAGCGCCGCCTACGCCTGCGGCGTAGTATTGGCCCCCGGTTGAAGTGCTCCATTTACCAGCAGCCTTTTGGTCGTCTGCCACCAGCGTTTGGGGGAAAAGCCCATGGTAATCCTCGTCGGCCAGCAAATTTCGCACGCGTCGGCCGAAGTCTTCGGACAGACCCGCCGTGTGCGTGCCCATGATGATCTTCTTCTGGGGGAAATTGCCCAAGAAAAACGCCGGGAACAGGTAAGAGCTGAACTCAGACTTACCCATACGCGGCGCAATGTTGATGATGACCCGCTTTTTGGTCCCGGCGATCACTTCTGAGAAGATTTTGGCCAGCTTCCTGTGGTGCGGCCCGATCTTGAAGCCCGGATACACGCTCTTGGCGAACTCGATCATGTCGGTTCGGGCCAAGTTTTTCTGCTTGTGCTCCTGCGCCTTGTCCAAAAGCTCCAACGCCTCCAACTTCTCGGCCGCTGTCAGCTTGCCGAGGTTCTTGAACAGCGCAGAGGCTTGCTCAGGCGTCAGTGGCGGGTTCTGCGTCATCGGGGATGGTGGTTGTTTGGGCGTCGGTGATCTCTGTGATGTCCGTCACGTCGGCGTCTGAGACGTCCATGAACTTGGCCAGCTTCTCTTTCAAGCGCTGGTCGATCTCGGCCTCGGTCATGTCGGTCTTCTTGACCTCGATCTTCTCGGTGAACAGGCCCACTTCGGTGACCTTGCCCAAAAGGCCAAGCGCTTTGAGGCGGATGTTGGGGTTGGGGCTCTCGCACTCTTCGAGCAGCTTGGCCACCGCGTAGCCGCGCAGCTCCTTGGCTTGGTGCACAAACTCCCAGTCGTAGGCCGTCAGCATCCCCACCAGATGGCGCACGGCCGCAGGCGTCTCGATCTTGGAGACCATTTCGTGCTGTGTGGTGATGGGGGAGGCAGTTGTCAGGGCCGAGAAAGTTTGACGGGCCTGCTGCTTTTCAAGTTCGGAGACGGCCGTCTCGGCGTCAGGGACACCCATTTCCTTGAGCCAGTCATTGGTGCTGATCTTGCCGTTGATGTGCTCAGCGGGCGTGACCTTCTCCGCCGGGGCGGGCGCTTGTGACTTGGGGAGAACTTCGGGGTCGAAGTCAATGAGGTGATCTAACATTTGGTCCAAGTGGATTGCGGGTTGCTGTCCCGATGCGCGAAGTATATACTCACATTCGGCTTTGATGCAACTTCGGTTGGTTCATTGCTTCTCCTTGGGTCAAGCGACCCCTTAACCCCCCTTGGCAACACGGGGGGTTTTTTTCTGCCTGAGTTTTTTCAAAATTTTTTAAAAAATTTTTGGACGGGCCATTATTTTAAGTAGGGGGTGTGAACTGGAAAGTGGGTTTCTGCGGAGTTGTCTAAGTTTTTACAAAGTGCTGTCTGGTTTTTTAAAATAGTAGTTAGGTATTACAGAAGTGCTGGGAGCGGGTGTGGAACAGTGTTGTACTATGAAGCCATGCCCAGCTCCAATATAGGCCTATGGGGGTACGGTGGGGTCCGGGAAGTGGTCTTTTTGCCTCGAAAATGGGGGTATCGAGGGCTATCGAATGGGGGTTGCAGGAAACTAGGGTTTGTCGAATGGGGACTGGCCCCAAGAGACACTCAACCAACTAGGAAATCATCATGTCGAAACTGACCATTCAACAATTCGCCTTCAACATCGGCAATGCCACACGCAAAGTCCGTGAAGCCGCTGACCCCTTCCATGCGGCCTACCTTGAGGGCACACCGGAGCAACGCAAAGACTTACGTCAACGCTGGATGCTTGGCCACCTTGAGGGCCAAGGCGTGAAGGGTGCAGAGAGAATTCTCTCTGAGGGCAAAGGCGCTGGCGCAAAGCCCGAGCACGTCAAGGCCATCGACCGTGCTTCGAGCGACTTCCGTTACATGGTTGTGCGCCCTGAGCCAAAAGACGCCGCACCCGCCAAGGCAATGCGCCTGAGCAAAGACCTGCGTGCGGCCGCTGAAGCCTACCTTGCACAGTTCGACAACGTGGCCGATGCCATCAAGGTCTTGCGTGCCGTTGCCAAGTGATTTTGGCGGCGTTATTACCAGAAGTTATTTAGAAAGCTCAACGGGCGTGGCTGGCCCGTTGTTCCTTCCCGTGTCAAACGCACTAGCCATGCGTGTCCTTTGGAGAAACTTCCATGAACAACCTTCGCGTATTCCTGCTCGGCATGGCCGAGTTCCGCTTGTCCTTCACCACACACTTTGCAGACAACAGCCTGCAACACGCCTACGACACAGGTCGTGAGTGGGCACATCGCCTGACCTTCCGCCGCTTCGACAACTAAGGAGAAACTTCCATGCGTAACACTACAACCCCAGCCATCGAGACCATCACCCAATGGCGTGACCAAGCAGGCGCACTCTGGTGCGCTCAGACCTACTACCCACGAGGCAAGCGTGACACCACCTACGCCATCTACCTCGTGAGCAAGGTCGGCACGACCATCAGCATCCCTTGCGCCTCTGTCTCCCAACTGTGGCACGAGGTCAACATCCGCCAGCAACAGGCCTTCCCCGGCTTCTGAGAGAGAAATCTCTCTAAAGTATTCATTTTTGGGACTGTCCGCACTGTCCACTTATTTTCACACCTGAAAGCAAAGCGTGGACGGCCGCAAACCCGCATGGTTGCGTGCCCCTGCACAAAACCGTCCTCTCTTTCTATATATATTTATATAGATATAGATAAGGAGATGAACTTTTATATGTTGACACACATACACACACGTATACACATATATAAAATTAAAGGTTGATCGTATTCGCTTTTTATTTTGGCAAGAATATGTGGACACCTAGCCCCCATGAAAGCCACGAACCCCGTGTTTATGCGGTTCGCAGAGGGTAACGCCTCCGTCCGACCTTTGCGTTAATGTGTGAAAAAAACTGGACAGTCCTGACAGACACTGTACAATTCGTAATTTTAAGGAGTGAAAGTATGGAAGAAAACCTTCAACCCGCGTGGTTGGCCATGAACTCGGCCCGTTTGGAGCGCCACTTGCGTGAGCACAAGTACCCTGTGCCCTTGATGCGCGACATAATGCAGGCCGTGAAGCTGGCCAAGGCACGGCAACGCAAGACAAGAATCAAGGACACCGTGGTGCACCAACTGTGGGACGACATCCTATCATCTGCAAGGATGGAGTTGGGCGGCGTTCGCACCATGAAGTCTCAAGCCAAACGTCAAGCAGACGCCGAGTTCCGCAACGCGGTGACAGTGGCTAAGTACACCGCACTGTCGGCCTACGAGGACGTGCTCGTTGATGTGATTGCCGGTTTGGTCAAGGTACAAAAGCAGGACAAGCTTGCGCCGGGGCAGTTCGTTTCCCACGCCAAAGAGCATAGGGGTTGGGACATACCCAACAACGGCGAACACTGGTCCGACTATGTAGACGCCGAAGACAAGCGCCATGTGCGTAGCCTGTTTGAAGCCGTCCCCGACCCGATCAGAGGGAAACGCAAAGCCCCTTTTGAACGGCGCGTATCCCCCAATGTCCACGTTATACAGCGTGCTTTCCTTGTGGGCCAGATGAAGAAAGCGCAGGACGACATTGACTTGGAGCGCAGTATTGCCACTGACCCTGACTACATTGCTGAACTGGCTGTCCGAGAGATGGACTTGCAACGCGCCTACATTGCGATGGACAACCTCAAACCAACCTCACCCCTACCTGCCAGATGGACAGGACTACTCAATATGTGAACCAGAGAGAAATCTCTCTGACCCCTGCTCCCCATGCAACGCCGCCCGCATGGCCGAGCCTACCTTGAACAGGGCGGCATCTGAAACTGGAGAAGCAAATGAACGTGTTTAATTTCCCGCGAGGGACCGTCTGCGTGCAACGCGTGGTCCACGGCAACCCTGAGTGGTTGCGTATCCACGACCAGCGCCGCTATGCGGAGTGGGTCGGTTGTTTCAGTGTGTTGTAAGGAGAAAGCAAATGACTGTGCTAACCGGACACCAGATCGAGGCAGCTCGCCTCTTAACCCTGCGCCAGATGCTCAAGCTCGAACTCAAAGGCTTGAGCAAAAGCAAAGGCCCGACTGCGTACAGCACGCTCAAGATGCTGGGATGGAAAGGCACGAGAGAGAAAGTTCTCTCTGACCTTGATGCATGGCGCAATGATTTATTGACAACCGAAGGAGAAACGAAATGAAAGCAACGGACTTGGACTACGAGATGCTGTGGGACGCGGCCAAACTCATGGAGATTACAGGCGGTAGCTTCGCAGGGCACATCGCCCGTGCGTTCTACTGCGCCGATACAGTGAACAGAGAGAAGATTGTCTCGGCGTTCAGTGACTTGTTCTACAAGCACTACAGACTACATCGCATCAACGAGATGCGTAATGAGGAGATGGAATGAAAACGAGTGAACTGACAGGAGCCGCCCTCGATTGGGCAGTGGCTAGGTGTGAGCGACTTAAAGGCAACGTCATCGAAGCCGTTCGCGTGGGTGAATTGTCACCCTCAACGCAGTGGCACTGGGGTGGGCCGATCATTGAGCGGGAGAAGATCAGCATCATGGAAGAATGCAACGGCACATGGATGGGCTCGATTGGCGGTTGCACCGACTTAGATATGCCTCTATGGCAAGAGCATGGTCCTACACCTCTGATCGCAGCTATGCGGTGCTACGTTGCATCCAAGCTGGGTGCTGAGATTGAAATTCCAAAGGAGCTGACATGAAAGAGAACCAACACTTCTACGCATCAAGCGTAGCGCA